CAGTAACTTTGTCCTAGATACATTGTGCGTTGATGTGACCCCCTCTTCTGTGGATTAAGAGCCAAGGAGAGGGGGGAACCCATGACCATCGACATCTCGGACAACAACCCGCGCATTATCTACACTGTCGCCCAAGGGGTGACGCAGACTTCGTTTGCGGTCCCGTTTGAGTTCTTCGCGGACTCAGACCTGAACGTGTATGTGGATAACGTCCTCAAGACGATCACTACACACTACAGTGTAAGCGGCGGCGACGGCAGCACTGGCACGGTGACGATGAGCGTCACTGGCGCAACTGGCGGCTCCAAGGTTGCGATCACGCGCGACGTGACTATCGAGCGAGTGACTGACTTCACTCCCGGCGTAGAGATTAACCGCGCTGCGCTGAACACGCAGCTTGATACGCTGACTGCTATCGCCGCTGACATCAAGGACCAAGCTCTTCGTGCGCTACGAGTTCAGGACTCGGACATCACGACGAGTCTTGAGATTCCTCTGGCATCTGCTCGTGCAAACAAAATCTTTGCTTTCGATAGCACTGGCGCAGTGAGCATCACTGACGAGATTGGCGTCTACAAGGGCAACTGGGCTGCTTCTACAGCTTACCTTGAGCGCGATCTAGTCAAGGACACTTCGACCAACAACATCTTCATCTGTTTGGTGGCTCATACCTCAAGCGGCTCTCAACCTCTTACAACGAACACTGACAGCGCCAAGTGGGCGCTCATTGTCGATGCTGCCTCTGCTACGACATCGGCCTCTGCTGCTGCTTCCAGCGCCTCTGCGGCGGCATCTAGCGCATCTGCTGCGTCATCGTCGGCAAGTGCGGCTTCTTCGTCTGCGAGTGCTGCTGCGTCGTCTGCGAGTGCGGCTTCTTCCGACGCATCTGCTGCTGCATCTAGCGCAAGCGCGGCTGCTGCTAGCTACGACAGCTTCGATGATCGGTATCTTGGAGCTAAGAGCAGCGACCCGACGCTGGACAATGACGGCAATGCTTTGCTGACTGGCGCGCTCTATTGGAACAGTTCTTCCAACGAGATGCGTGTCTATAGTGGCTCTGCTTGGGTTATCAGCTATTTGCCTGCGTCTGGCTACGTCACGCTGACAGGCTCGGAGACGCTGACTAACAAAGATTTGTCGTCTGGCACGAATACCTTTCCTTCGTCTTTGGCTACACTGACAGGCTCGCAGACACTAACCAACAAAACGCTGACCGATCCTGCCATCACGGGCACGATCCTCGAAGACATCTACACCATCTCTGACGGCGCTGCCTTCGAGATTGATCCCGGCAACGGCTCCATCCAGCTCATCACGCTGGGCGCATCCCGCACGCCGAAGGCCACGAACTTCGCCGCTGGTGAATCGGTCACGCTGCTGGTGGACGACGGGACTGCCTACACGCTGACATGGACGGACTCGACATTCGGCTCGGGTGGCGTGGTGTGGAAGACGGACGGCGGCAATGCACCTACACTGAACACGAGCGGCTACACGGTCATCGTGCTGTTCAAGGTCAGCACACAGGTCTACGGCGCTCGCGTGGGGGATGCGTGATGCTGAAGAATAAAGCCTTGTCTGCTGCTGCGGCTGAACCTATTGGCGCTTGGGATTTGTCGTATGCTTATTATGATCCGCCTGAGAGTTTGGCTTGGGATATTTCTACTGCTGTTTATGTTCAGAACTTTAGTGTTGCTTCGCAAGCTACTTTCCCCTCAGATATATTCTTCAAACCTGATGGCACAAAGATGTATGTGCTTGATGACACTGGAAATGACGTAAATGAATATAATTTGACCACCGCTTGGAATGTGACGACAGCTTCCTTTGTGCAGACTTTCAGCGTTGCCACTAAAGAGACTTCACCAGAAGGTTTGGCTTTTAAGCCAGACGGCACAAAAATGTATGTTATTGGGCGTGACTTTGACAATGTCCATGAATACGATTTAAGCACAGCTTGGAGCGTTTCTAGCGCTGTTTTCAATCAAAGTTTTTCCGTTGCTTCGCAGGAAACCGCACCTACGGGGCTTCGATTTAAGCCTGATGGCACTAAGATGTATGTCATTGGCTCCACAGGCGATGATGTAAATGAGTATGATCTTAGCACAGCTTGGGATATTTCTACTGCTTCTTACCTTCAGAACTTTAGTGTTTCCTCACAGTTTTCTCTTCCGTTTGCTTTGGATTTCAAAACTGATGGCACCAAGATGTATGTAATGGGGGCCAATACAGCGTTTATTAGCGAATATGCTTTAAGCACACCTTGGGACATTTCAAGTGCAGTTCATTCTATAAACAAATCAATTACAGGAAACACAGTAAGAGGTGTTTTCTTTAAGCCAGATGGCGCTGCTTTTTATTATGTGGACTCTGATCTTGACGCCGTCTACCAATACTCCATTGGCGGGTTCAGTGTTGCGGCCCAAGAAACAAGCCCACAGGCCATCTCATTCAAGCCTGACGGCACAAAAATGTATGTTGCGGGGACTAGTGGCGATGACGTTAATGAGTATAGCTTGAGCACAGCTTGGGACACGTCTACAGCCACTTATGTCCGTGTGTTCGATACTGGGACAGTCACAACTGCGCCTAAAGGCATTTTTTTTAAGCCTGATGGCACAAAACTCTACACGATCGGTGACAACACAGACGCTGTGGCTCAGTGGTCTCTTTCAACGCCGTGGGATGTGAGCACAACAACATATGATAGTGTTCTCTTTAGTGTTTCGGCGCAGGAACTAAACCCACAAGACTTATTCTTCAGCCCTAATGGGACTAAGATGTATGTTTGCGGCATATCAGGTGTTGATGTAAATGAATATACCCTAGGCACTGCTTGGGATGTCTCGACAGCTTCTTACATCCAGAACTTCAGTGTTTCCGGTCAAGTGACTTCTCCACAGGGGTTATCATTTAGCTCTGATGGCACCAAAATGTTTGTAGTTACACTTGGCGTAAATACTGTTTTTGAGTATTCGCTAGGCACTGCTTGGGATGTCTCAACAGCCTCTTACTCTGGAAACAGTTTTAATGTCGCTAGTCAAGAAACTGATCCGAGAGGGATGTTTTTTAAATCAGATGGAACGCAAATGTTTATTATAGGAGACGCAAAGACCCGCGTATATTCCTACACCCTTGGCGTCCAGCCGTAACGAACAGAAAGGACTGAACAATGTTCGTAAAAATCACAAACGGCCAAGTCGCTGCCTACCCTTACACGGTGGGCGATCTTCGCCGCGACAATCCCAACACTAGTTTCGCCAAGCATGTGCCAGAGGCCGTGATGGCTGAGTTCGGCATGTTCCCTGTGGGGTATGAAGCCGCGCCTGTCTTCGACCCGATGACGCACCGCATCGAGAACAGCAACCTGCCCGTCCTAAAGGATGGCAAGTGGATGCTGACGAAGACGGTGGTTGCTCTGACCGCCGAGCAGATTGCAAACCGCGATGCTGCGAAGGCGAAAGAGGTTCGTTCCCAGCGTGACAGGCTGTTGGCAGAGACGGACTGGATCGTCATCATGCACACCGAGAAGGGCACGAACATCCCGGCTACGTGGGAGATTTATCGTCAGAGCCTGCGCGACATCACAAGCCAACAAGGTTTCCCGTATACTATCAACTGGCCGACTAAACCTGAGTGATCCCCATGAATACACTTGTCTCTGCCCACCAGCGCCTTGATCGTCTGGAACCCAAGGTTGACCAGTTGGAGAAGGATGTCGCATCCGTGAAGACTGAGGTTCACTTTCAATTCAAAGAAGTGTTCCTTCGTGTGAAGCGGCTTGAGGCAATTCTGATTACTGCTGCTGGCACGATCATCATGCTGCTTCTCTCTGTGCTTCTGAAGATGGAGTGAAAAATGGAAGGCTACTTGGGTCAGGTGATTCTCTTCGCGGGTTCTTTTGCCCCCAAGGATTGGGCATTTTGCGATGGTCAGCTCATGGACATCTCGCAGAACCCGGCGCTCTTCAGCATCCTTGGGACAACTTACGGCGGGGATGGGATTCGCACCTTTGAACTACCGAACACGAAGGCGCGTGATGCAGATGGGATGCGGCATGTGATCTGCATCTACGGCGTTTATCCTTCGCGCGGGTAGTGAATTAAGATGCTTGATCCTGTAAGCGCCATAGCTTTGGCTTCGAGCGCCTACAATGCGATCAAGAAGGGCATTGAACTTGGGCGAGAGCTTCAAGACATGGGTAGTCAACTGTCCCAGTGGGCCAGTGCTATCTCTGACTTGGAGTATTTCGAGAGGAAAGCAGAGGACCCACCTTGGTATAGGGCGTTCAACGGCAGCGCCCAAGCTGAGGCTATGGAGGTCTTCGCTGCCAAGAAAAAGATAGAGGCGCAGCGCAACGAGCTTCGCACCTACATCCAGTTCAGCTACGGCCAGAGCGGGTGGGATGAGTTCCTCAAGATGGAGGCTGACATTCGCAAACGTCGTCAGGCTCACGAGCATCGCAAGGCAGAGATTAAGGAAATGATAATCTCGGGCCTTCTCATCTTTCTTATAGTATCAAGTATCTCGGTCTTCTTTGCAGTTGTCCTGTGGCTTTATGTGGAGCAGAACAAATGACACCTAAGAAGTTAGAGCCAGATAGCCTGTTAGATGTTGCCGATCTTGATGGAGATGGGGTTGTCACCAACTCCGAAATCAACCGGCACGAGAAACTGCTTCGCATAGACAACTGGGACAAGCAGCAAGATCAGCAAAGACAGATGGCATGGGTAGCTATGGGGTCGATGGTCCTACTAACGCTGGGTCTGATTCTGCCAATCCTGCCGACTGAACGTGTAGAAGTGCTGAATGGCCTGATGACGATGTTCTACACTTCTCAAGCTGCGGTAGTCGCTGCCTTCATGGGAGCAAGTGCTTACGTCCGCACACGCGAGCGGAGCCATGAGGATTAACATCCTCCTACTGCTTTTGCTTCTTAGCGCCTGTGGCGCGTTGCCTCTTGGGATGTTGGGTGGCGGCGGGCCGAATGTGGCTGCAAATGTTCAGGCTGGTAAAGAGAACACCCAGCAACTCGTCGCCAATCAGGAGCGGACCGAGGCCGGCCGTGACATCATCACGGAAACCAAACAGATCGAAGCGGCTTCGGTCGAGAG